TTGGTGGTTTAATCGTTCAACTTATTTTGAAAATGATATGAAGGAATGGTTGAAAAGTTTGTTAAGTAATTGTTCGAAAGTTAGTTCGAAACGAATTATTGCTATATTTGTTACAATTAACTTAATCGTTTTAAGTTACGTTGCAACATTTTCATACTACGTTTGTCCTATTGCGATGTTTGACACACTCGCTTTGCTCACAGGTGGTTTGTTTGGTGGAACAGTAATAGAACGATTCACAAAACAAAAATCAAATGGCGAAACAAACGGAAGCACGCAAGATAGCAGCGGAGATTTGTAGCAAGTTCCCCGATGCTCCTCATCATTCTTTAGCATCTAAACTATTCACGGAATATCCAGAAGCGTTCGATTCTCAAGAACACGCGCGTGATTTCGTTCGTCGTGTTCGTGGTAAAATGGGGACGAAAAGTCGTAAATTTAATACTCAAAAAGAATTGATAGACACAGCACCACGACCTTCCAACCCTTACGCGCTTCCAAAATCTTATTCAAAGAAACGTCGTCACGTTGAATTGAAGGGAAATAAGTTTCTCATTCTTTCAGATATTCACTTGCCATACCAAGACAACGAAGCGTTAGAGTGCGCTATTTCTGAAGGCTTAAAACAGGGGTGTGATGCAATCATTTTAAATGGTGACGCGTTGGATTGTCATATGATTAGTGACTTCGTTAAAGATCCACGCAAGAGAAAATTCAAAGACGAACTATATTCAATCCGTCAATTCCTTGCGTCGCTTAGAAACACTTTTCCAAACGCTCACATTTATTACAAGGAAGGAAACCACGAGGAAAGGTATTGGAGATATATGCGAATTAAAGCACCCGAACTATTCGACATTGACGCGTTCGACTTTCCAACGCTTACCCATTGCGACAAACACGACGTGAAATGGATTGACGGAAAGAGCAAATTAAACATTGGCAAACTTTCAATCTTTCACGGTCACGAGTTCGGGAAACAATTCCTTCCTTCGGTCAACGTGGCGCGTGGTTTATTTATGAAGACGAAAGTTTCTTCTTTGTGTGGACATCATCACCAGACAGCAGAACACAATGAGCGCGATGCTAACGGAAAGTTTATAACCTGTTGGGGTGTTGGTTGCTTATCAGAACTTTCACCCGACTACAATCCTTATTCAAAGTACAATCACGGATTCGCCATTGTAGACAAGGGAACGAATGGTGCTTTTAGCGTTAAGAATTACAGAATACACGAAGGAAAGATATTATGAAAAAGAATTTATTATTTGCAATCCTGCTCGTTTTGGGAACGTCTCTTATTTGGACGGTGATTTGTTGGAATTGGTGGGGACGCGATAAGGCAAAAGACGTTCACGTTGAAATTCAAAAGCAAGATAGCGTGATAAACTACAATGCTGGCGAATACGACCGCCTACTTGCTGAACAAATTGAACTATACAAACAACTTCGCACCTATGAAGACGCTCAACTTACAGCCAAAACCACCTATCAAAGAACTCGTGATATTGTTCTTGTTCGAGATACTATTGTTCGCGTTGATGTCGTACGTTTGGTGAACTCCTGCGATAGCGTTATTGCTTCTGATTCGTTAGTAATTAACAACCTCAAAGAACAATTGAACGTTGAAGGTTTAAAATTAGAAAACTTACAAGAAGTTGTTGAGGCTTATGAACAGAAGACCGATATTTTGACCGAAGAAATTAACACTCTAAACGTGGAAAAGAAAAAGTTAGACAAACAAAAAAAGCGCAGAAACCACGCTTTAATCTTTACAACGTCAGTCGCTGCTCTTTCTACTTTTGTTCTTTCAATTTTACTTTAGATTCGGGAACGTAGAACTTCAACGAGAACTCAATTGCTTCACTTAAGAAAGCGTTGCGACTATTCTCTCCACGTTTCTCGTCAATCTCGTTCCACAAATCTTTGTGTAAGTAAACACAAATTCCTTTTTTAGTTTTGCTTTCTGGCATCTTCTTCAATTTTTAATTTCTTCAAATAAAGGGCAAGGTCTAACGCTTCTTCGTATGCGTGTTGTAACCACTCAGAACGCGTTAAATCAGTTCGGTCTAACGTTGTTCCGTACGTCTCTATTCCCTTCGCTTCACGCGCTTCTAATTCAGCAATAACTTGCGTGAGTAAATTACTTTTCTTCATTCGGCTTACTCATCATTGTTCCAATCATAAGCGCAATGTAGATTTTCTCTTTCGAGTTCATATCCTTGCGCTGTGAAAGTTCCAGAAGGATGTCGCCTAAAACCTTTCCCTGTTGAAAGTAGGTTGCGATTGAATTGACAACCTCACGCTCTCGGTCGTATGTCATTTTAAGCGATTCGTATAGTGGTGTGTTTTTCATCTCGTAAATGTATGCTAAATTATTTTAACCCACAACATATTGTCCGTAACTTGGATTGAGTTCGAAGTACATTCGCATCATAATTGCGTCAGCAACGTCGGGACTTATTCCTTCGCGGTTCTTAATAACATCCTTCGGGGTTACTTGCAACTTTCCGTCTACATCTGCGCGGTGTCGCTTAATCATTTCGAGTTCACGAATGATTTGTTCCTTGCGTGTGTTTGATAAGATTGTTATCTTGTTTTCTTCGACGTATTGAGCGAGTTTGTAGTAACATTCGCTTTTCAGATTTTGGTATTGCGGATGCTTTGGTTTTGATCCATTGACGAACCCACGACATTTCAAGAAGTCAACAACACCACCACCAACACCGTCTTCATCGCAGACAACGTCTTGCAATAAAATTGAATGTTGTTGACAGGTTAAACGAATCTTGTTCACCACTTCGTCCAACGCTGCACGATTGAGTTCTATAATGTCGATGATAGTTAGTCCTTCCCAAACAATTATAATCGTTCTATCCTTTCCAAAACGCGCTATATCGGCTGTGATGTATTTCTTTCCTTCATTGATTACTTCGTTCCTAAACATTCGAAGAAGATTTTCCGTGTTAAATAGTTTGTCGCTGTCGTCGTCGAACTCCCAATTGCCCTCTAAAAGACGTTTTCGGTCGTATTCTGGAAGTTTCTGTAAGTTCTCTAAATAAGTTTGCGAAATGTATGGGTTGTCCGTTGGTAACGCTTGGACAAACGCACGGTCATTTCTTAATTCACCTTTCAAATTAGCGTAGTAAAAGTCATTATACAACCAACCTTTTGAAGGGTTACAAGTCATCAATCCCTTCGGTCTGTCGTTAATCAATTTGTAACGGACACGGCTTTGCAAGATGTCAATACAACGCTTTGAAACTTCCGCTACTTCATCTACGAAGTAGTCTGTAATCTCAATCGACCCAAATCTCTGAAAGTCTGGATCTGAAGGCATATCCGCCAAGTCCATTAATATCGTTTGGCTTCCGTTGTACCACTTAATAACGTGGTCTTGTCCGTTGTATGTGTAGTGAACATTCGGTTTCAATCCGTGCAAGGTGCAAAGTTCAAAGAAGGTTTGCATTGTAGACAAGCGCAACTTCTTCAATTCAGCACGACCAATTAAACCCTTCGTGCCTGGATATTTTAGTCTTCGTTTTATCTGCCAATCGCAACCGAGAAAAGACTTTCCACTAAACACACCGCCACCATACAAGACCTGCGCAATAGGACTTTCGTAAGAAAGAAGTTCCAAAGCGTGTTTCTGTTTGTCGTGGTAAATTATTTGACGTGCTTCCAAGATTTCTTTAGTATTATATCCTTAATTGTGGCTGCTGCAACTCCGTATTCTTTACCCAACATTTCACGCGTATAAACACGAGGTTTGAATTTCTCGCGTATTTCTACAATGTCCTTTTCAGTTAGTTTAGAAGTTCCAATTTCTTCACCTTTTACAAAGTTGGTACATATTGGTTTCTTAATCCTTCCTGCGTTGTATGAGTGCAATGTGTTTTCTTTTGGTGTTACCCATTCTAAATTTTCTACGCGGTTATCGTCGCGGTTAAAATTTATGTGATTGACTTGGATTTTATTTTCATTGTTTTCAATCCAAGTTTGAGCAACAACCCGATGAATTTTAATCGTTGAAAATTTGCCATTGATTAGAAGCATTGTCCGATAATAACCTTTTGCGTCTTTTGCAGGTTTCATTATTGAAGGTTTACTTCCGCCTTTGTATCCAGTTGTGAGCAATCTACCCATATTTGAAATTAAATAGCGGTTGTTCGTATTTGCAACGTACCGCCATAATTCGTTTGGCAATTCATCAATACAAATGTTGAGTTGTTTAAGTGTGTAATTCATACCACTAATATACGCTTTTATTCTTTGGTGGTAACCTACGAAAGACAAAAGATATTCACAACCCCTGCCGCGCCACCGTATAACAATTGCTCAACTTCACAATCTGTCGCTAAGTAGTTCAACGCTTCAATTTGACGCGGCAGGTATTCGGGTTTATATGGTTGCATTAAAATAGTTTTAGTTGTAATTTTTCTAACCTGTCTATTTCAGCAATTACCTTGAAAATTTCATAGGCAACCTGCGGAACGATTGCATTTCCATAACCCTTTATAGATTCTTGTCGCCATTTAGAAAAGGTAATTCCGTCCAATTCGGTGGGAAGCCCATCATCTCCGCCACAAATCGGGGATTGAGATGGGAACATTTCGAAGTTTGCTCTACATAATTGACTGAATCTTTCAAGCTGTTTGTTAGTGGGTTGTGATTTGCTCTCGGTTGATTTCCTCTCCTTCCAGCGTTCATATCCGATACTGTTGGTGTAGGTAGAAGATCCATTGCCGCCATTTGCTTCAATGGATTCTGTAAATTTACTCCTTTCGCAGCGTGTCTTTCCTG